CAGTTGGACCCTTGTTTGATGACGTATCCATTAAGATTTTGTATAACACTATCAGTGTCATTATATCCCAACAAATAACTTCAGTAGAAATGTTTGTAGCATTAAATATTGATGCACCTGAAGAAATAATTAATGTTGTTGAAGATATTTTTGAAACTAACGAGCCAATTCAAACAGATAATGGTATAACATTTGAACCAATTACTATTGATGAACCAACATATGAGACAGTAGAATTAGAGATACAAGAAATTGAAATAAATGAGATTGAGGTTGAGGTAGCTGAAATTGAAATGGAGATAGAAGCTGAACTTGAAATGCCTGAGCCTGTAGAAGAAACCCCTGAAGAGATGCAAGATGAGCCTGTTGAAGAAACTAATAATGAGTCTGATAACGATTTACAAGAAGAGACAGAGAACGAAGAAAGCATTTCTGAGGTTGAGGAGAATGAGGACAAATCAAGCGATATGGAAGAAACGGAAGATAAAGATCAAGACAATAAGGTAGAGCCAAAAGAAAATAAAAAAGAAGAAGCCGCAAAAAAGATTGTCAAAAAGATGGGAGACAAAGGTAAGTATGACTCAGCAAATCAAACTAAAACTTTAATTGTTATGCAAGTATTAGGAAACAGTAAAACATTTTTTGATAGCCAAAAACAATTACAAGACACAGTAGGATTTTTTACAGATAAAACTTTACCTGATGCAGTTATAAATGATAATGATTTAGCAAGTTACTTTCTGTTTGTAGGAAGTGATGGATTAATGAATGAAATGATAGAGAGTCAATGGCAGAACTAGAATTTGCGGGCATTAAAGTAAAAGGCGGAAAGATAGTAGTTGTTATAACTGCTCTAACTACTTTGATTGGTGCTATGTGGGGTGGTTTTGAATTTTACAAGGATTATCTAAATATGAAAGAAAAAATCCAAAGTTATTCAGCACCAGATTTAAGCGGATTTGATAAAAGACTTGAACTTGTTTCACAAAAATCTGATGTTTTACAACAAGAAATATCTATGATTATTCAAGAAGTACAACTTGTTGCTGATGTAGCTAACGAACTCAAAGGAGACTTACGACAAGATGTTAGAAGAATAGAAAGAATTGTAAATGATGTTGAGCAACAAGTTAAGGAAGATCAAAGACAAAATAGTGAGGACTTAAAATATACCATGAAGGACATTGAGGAACGCATGGAATCATTGTCGGATAAGTTGGAAAAAAGTATGAATGAACTAGAAGAAAAAATAGAGAAAAGAATAAAACTTGCATTAGAAAATCCTCTTAGTCAAATGAATGGTTAAAAGAATAGATACAGGTAAATCTATCTTTGATAAAGTAAAGAAAAGAACAAGTATTGGTAATTCAACAAGGTCTAAACCAAAAAACAAACACAAATTGAAGTCTTGGAAAAAATATAATAGACAAGGTTAATGTGGTTTGTTCATACGATTATTTGTATTTATAATATATCTATAGTGCCTTTTTGTGCCTATGATGGCAAACTGCCTATTAAGTTTGAAGATTTAAAATCTTGCGATATTTTTATTGATGATATAATTGAAACTATAAATGAAGATTTAATAGAGAAAGAAATCGGTTTACTTATGAAGTGCATGAAAGATTATGAGCAAATTAACACCTAAAACAACCAAAGAACATATTCTACACATTTACAACAAACTAGATTTGTTAGAAAACAATCATTTGAAACATATGCAAAGAGACATAGACCGACTCAATTATATTTTATGGGCGATAGGGTTTATGGTTGCAACTCAATTTGTGAGTTGGGTTTTGCGAATGTTTAGCTGATGGACGATAAAGAGTGGGACGAACTCAAACTTATTCAAGAAAAACTTCACGAAGCTCTTGATAAAGGTTATCCGCCCTTAGGGACAGGCGGACCTCATAACCCTAAAGGTGCAAAGAAAATAGTAGAAGAAGTAACACAAATACCTAGAACTACACTTCAAAGAAAAATAGATAAGATAGAAAAACTAGCTTTAGAAAGTTCACATTGGAGAATAGAATGGGAAAGATATAAAGAAGTAAAACCTCAGATAGTTATAGAAGAATATAAAAAACCAATAATAAGAATACCAGCACAAAGAACGACATTTAGCGACCCAACAAAAGTTTTTGTAATACCTGATGCTCATGTTTCCCCTGAGCAAGACCTTGAAAGATTTTATTGGATAGGGAGACAGATAAAAGAATACAACCCAGATCATCTTGTTTGTATAGGCGATTTTTGTAGTTTTGATAGTTGCTCTACATTTGATAAGAACCATACTGTAAAGGGTCAAAAGAAACCACCAATACTAGCTGATATAAACGCAACAAAAGATGCTTTAGAATTATTGTATGAGGGTATGGGAGATGTGAAGCCTATAAAACATTATTGTTTAGGCAACCATGAGATGAGATTATACAAGTATGAAAATGAAAACAAAGAAGTTGTAGGTGCTTTTTCTCAACAATATGAAAGAATGTTTATGTCAAAAGGTTGGGGTATCTCAGCTTATGGAGAGTTTCATTTTATAAAAGGTGTTGCTTTTGTACATGTTCCTTTATCGGAGATAGGTAGAGAGATTGGAGGAAAAATGGCTGAGGCTAGTCAGGTCTCAAATGGTGCAACGCATGATATAGTTTTTGGTCATAGCCATAGAGAAAGATCATGGAGAGCATCAAAGCTGGGTAGAGGTAATTATGTTAAGATTGTGAATGTAGGGACTTGTATGGACTATGGTCATGTTGAAAGTTATGCTAAAAATAGTGCAAATGGTTGGAGTTATGGAGTAAGTCAGTTGTTGTTAGCTGATGGTCATGTTCAGGGACATAACTTTATCTCTATGCTTGAACTAAAGGAGAAATATGAAAGAAAAAAAGACGAAAGACCCAATAGTAACCGAACTGATGAACCAACTAGCTGATAGGTCAAATAGGGGTATTTTAAAATATAAGAATACTATGAAGTCAGCTAGAATGAATAAGATACAAGCCATAGAAAATAGTATAGAAGAATTATTAGATGCGGCTGTATATTTAAAAAAAGCAGTTCACGAAATAAAAGAAGAAGATGAAGAAATATATTTAGGTATAGGGGGAACAAGATGAATTTAGAAGAAGTTAAAGATCATATCAAAGAAGAAGAGGGTTACAGAGATACAATGTATAAAGACCATCTTGGATTTGCTACAATAGGCTATGGTCATTTGGTTTTACCAAGAGATAAATTCAAAGAGGGTGTTAAGTATTCTCAGAAAGAATTAGAAAAGGTTTTTGAGTATGATTTTCAAATTGCTTATCAAGATGCTGTTTCATTATGTAAAGATTTAGATGTTAGTTATGAATGTGTAGAGATTATTATTCATATGTGCTTTCAACTTGGAAAGCCAAAAGTAAGTAAATTTAAGAAGATGTTTGAAGCATTAGGTAAAAAGGATTATGATAGTGCGGCAAACGAAATGTTAGATAGTTTATGGGCAAAGAAACATACACCAGCGAGAGCCGAGAGATTGGCAAGAAAAATGAGAGAGTTGACTTGAGAAAACATAAGAAAAGAATAACAACTTTTGAAGAGAAACAATATATTTTAGATACAAGGAAAAAATATAAGGACAACGATCTTAGAAGTAAAATGGCTAAAGTAAGTAAATATCTAAAAGATGAGGGGAGATTATAATGTGGCATTTATTAGTAAAACCATTAGTTGGCGTTGCTGGAGATGTAGTCAAAGGTTTTGTTGAAAAGAAAAAACTACAATCAGAACAAAAACTTACCAAGATAAA